CCTTGTGCCGGAGCGGCATTACCTGCGGGTGCATTACCTTGTGCAGGTGCACCACCTTTTTGCGGAACAGCATTGCCACCTACAGCATTACGTCCTGCTTGAAATCCCTGTTTAGCTTTGTCCCATGCACCTAAAGCACCACCTGCAACTGCACCAGCGGCTTTACCTAATCCACCAATAACACCTGGAGCTCCTTTAGCGGCTCCTTTGGCAACATTCATGGCTCCTTGACCAACTTGTCCAAGGCCTTGTTTAGCTTGATCCCAACCAGGACCTTCCTCTAATTGTTGAGATTCAAATAATTCATTTATACGCATTTAGTGACTCCATTACAGGTATTTGATAAGTTTATTTAACACGAAAAGTGATTTTAATATGATAAGTGAACTGCGTTCACTTGCTTCTGCGCTATCGCTTGAAGCTATTTCTTTAATTATTGACAACTATAATACTGCGAAGCAGTTATATATTATCTAGATTCTATGGTCACACTTAGCCCAGATTGGGCTAAGAATTGGACATTATCTGAGTTCGACAAGTCACATTGCATTATAGCGTTACCGAGGCGGTCATCCTGTACCCCTAGCTATGTCTTATTATGACGGCAGGTTCTAGCGCAAATGCAATCTTACACTACAACCACGGGCTTCTAACCCTCTTTTAGCTCTTTTTCACTCTATTCAAACAACTAAACCGCGGCAAATTGCGATCGACGTCCTGTTAAGGATAGTAGTTGAGTACTCTGTACAGCGCAGAGAATTCCGTCCCTCTTATTATCGAGTTGGCGTGGGCACACGATGTTAGCCTGTGCTAGCTTATACTGTTTTAGTTGCCTGAGTTTTGAGAATATGAGAGCCGTGAACTCTAACTTGGATGTGCCCGTTATAGTAGTCGTGCGATTCTAGTACTTTGCGATCAAATTGTTCTTTTGCTTCTAGATATGATGTAAGGGCCTTTGATGTGCAATAATGTAATATTTCACGTGTAAATTTGTCTGTGCCTAATGTTTGTATGTCTGCTGTTAGGTTAGGACTGGATCCGTAATATGTTTTCCAGTCAGAATCTATTTTGCCTTTAATTTTCTTACGTTTCTTCTTGCCGTTTTTTAATTTTACTGTTTTGTATGTTGTTCTTGCAAACTTGGCTAATTTTTTGCCAACATACATGCGCCCAGTGACTGTGTTCGTGATAAGATAAACAAATCCAACACAGTCCTCAGGTAGTTCTTCAACGATTGTACCTTGATAAGTCCAAGACATTAAGCAGTCTTGGCCTCCTTACGAGCATTTTTAGTTTCTGTAATTTCGTTGCGGCGAGCTTTGATTAACTTACCTACTTCGGCTAATGCCTTACGGGCACGAGTACCTGCGGCTGAATTACCTTTTTCAAATTTAGTGTCTTCTGCTTCCCATGCTGTAACAGCATCTTTAATTGCTTGAATTGTTGCGCTCATTGCGCCTCCTTTTTTAATCTTCTTTCTTCTTCCATTTGTTTACGGACTATTTGAATTTCATCTTTTAAGGCTTTGTTCATTCTATGTAATTTTGTTAATATGTTACGTAGAAGTATGGATCTTTCATATGTAGGTTTTCTAACATACGCTTGATGTATGTTATAGTATTCTACAAGTAAGTCAATATGTTGACTGTGAAGATCCTTATACTTGTTTAGCATTATGCCTCTACATAGTCAACGTCATTTGAGTAAGAGGTAAAACCGTTTTCTTTGATAACGCGAAGTACATTGTTTACTCGCCCGATTAATTCATCTTTATGCGATATTAAGTATATATTCTTGTTACGTTCTCGAGCCATCTTCTTTAGAATTCCTACACCTGCTTCAACACCTGCGGCGTCCATGCCTGCATCAATAAGCTCGTCAATGAATAACAAATTGATATGTTGATATAAATTTTCCCAAACATCACGGAACGCCCAACTTAAACTTAAAATTAATCTATTCCGCTCGCCTCGACTTAGGTTATCAAAGTCTAAGTCTTGTCCAAATTGTGTAATTTCTACGTTAAGATCGTTTAAGAATGTAACTTTGTGAGGTAATCCAATCTTATCAATATAATATCCTAAGCGTTTGTTAAGGAATGTTAAGTTTTGATCAATAATTTTCTTACGAATGAAACTATCTTTGTTGGTTAGCAATTTATACAAGAACTCTTGATGTTCTTTTACCCTAGTTAACTCGTTAACTTCATCCCAACTAATTTCTTGAATGGCTGTTTTCTTTAGTTCTTCAATCTGTTCGTTGTAAGGATTAGATTCGTTTGCTTTATTTGTAAGATTAATTTCTAAACTAGACAAATTATTTTTATGTCCTAATGCTTCCGCTTCTGTTTCGTAGAAGGTAGTTGGTTTACGACCTAGTTCTCCAACTGCTTCTATAGAAGCAAGTACTAGTTCTAAGTCACTACTTACTTTATTTTTATAAGTTTCTGCTTCTGCTAAATGAGTAGTAGCCAGCGTAGTCATTTCTTCGTGCTTATGATCATGTAAATCTTGTTCGCATGCTGGGCAAGTCTTATCACTTAGAGTTGTTAATTCTTTTTGATATTTGTTTACAGTCTTTTCTGCTTGCCCAACTGCGGCTTCTAACGTAGCTCGTTGTTTACTGAGTTCTCTAATCTTGTTATTATTGTCATTCCATAGTTTCAAATTGGAATGGGCAATAAGTTCAGCTTCAATATCGACGCTTTCTAACTGCATAATAGCTTTGCTTAGACTTTCTAAGTCTTGGTAATGCTTGTTTTCCCAAGCAGAACTCTTAATTCCTAGGCTATCGATGCTCTTTTGAACGTTTTCATTGGCTGTTTTGATAGCTTCTATCTTTGCAGTCTCGCTTGTAATAGCATCTTTTACGTCTTTCATCTGCAATTTAAGGTTCTCTGCTTTCTCTGATAACAGAGTTATCCCTAATAGTTGCTCAATGATTTCACGTTGTTCGGCCGATTTAAGACTCAAAAAAGGTTCGGTATAAGTGTTCAAAGCAACCAAATGCTTAAACATTAACGGGCTCATACCTAGTAGTTGTTCTATGTGTTTTTGCGTTTCGCGGCTATCGCCCTGTGCATCATCTTCGTTGTCGTCACTATCGTTTTGCACTTCGTTATTAACGTATAGCTTTAAAATATTAGGTTTACGACCTCGCTCGATGCGATATGATACTCCGTTTACTTCAAACTCAACGGTAACTAACATACCTTTGTTGTTTGTTTTGTTGATTAGGTTCTCTTTACGGATATTAGTTAATGCATTTCCGTATAAAGCATAACACAATGCGTTAACAATGGTAGTTTTACCCGTACCATTACGGCTTCCGCTATCGTCTCCACCGAGATCTAAGTTTTCGCCTAACACTAATGTTAAGTGTTCTTTGTCAAAATCTACAGCCTGTGTTTGATTACCTACGCTAAGAAAGTTCTTAACTGTTATATTTTTTATGTTAAACATTATAGGTTGTTATAGATATTAAGTAATAATGACTTGTCAAATGCTTCAGATTCGATGTTAACTAATTGTTCATTAACAATTTGATCTACTGATTCAAATTTAGCATCTGGGTTATCATCAATTGTGCCTTCTAAGTCATTCTTTTCTTGAATAAGACTTAATTCTCGAATGTCGTAATTGCTGGTAAAGTCTTCTTTTACAAAATTTGCTTCTTCATAACTTAGAGGTAAGTTGATATTGACTTTAAGATACATCTTACTTTTTATTAAAGTATCTTTTTCGTCAATCAGTTGGCTTAGTTTAATTGTACGAAACTTAGGAGCATCTGGCCAAACACGATATTCGGGCTTTCCACCCCATGACATAAACATCATTCCTCGATCATCATCCCATGCGTCTGAGAAATTATGAGGAAATGCGTTACCTATATAAACTACTTTATTGTTAGTCTGTCGTTTATGAAAGTGTCCCGAAAAAATATAGTCGGGACCATTGAAGTCTTCTGCATGAAGTTCACCATGATCCGGCATTTGAACCATGGCATTCATAAAGAACTTGGGTAATTCAAAGTGCCCAAAGACATATTTGCTCTTGATGTCCTTCATAGTTTTCCACTCGTCCCCAATTAACCAAGGAACAAGGGTAACATCTTTGATAGTTGTTATACCATCAACAACTGTTACGCCTGGAATATGTCGTCCAAAAGCACTAGAATGAATATTACGTTTGTCTTTGTAGAATAAATCGTGGTTTCCTGGAAACCAAAAGAATTGCTCAAAGGCCGCACCTAACTTTTCTAGCGATCGTAAACTGGCATCTAACGTAGTTAAATTAATACTATTACGATTGTGATGCCAGTCTCCAAGGAATATGCAGGTTTCGCATCCTTCTTTTTGAGCTTCTTGAATAAACCAATCTACAAAATCTTCGCAATCCTGGTTGTGTACTGAACTATTTGATTTTAGTCCAAAATGAATATCAGTAAAACAAGCTACCTTTTTAAAAAGTCCCATATAATCTCCTATTGTTAGTATAACAGATTATCTGAGCTAGATCAAGTCTGTTCGTCTTCATCTTCCTCCGGAGTTTCTTCACTCTTAGGCATACGCATGTTTTTGTATAGTTCTGCCTGACGAGCTGTTTCCTCTGCAAATTCTTGTTTTGTTTGTCTAGTTAATGAAGGGGTTAAACCATTTTGTTCTAACATATCATCGCGAATGTTTTGCATTTTCTTTTCAATATTAAGAACTCTGGTAAAACTATTAGTAACCGCCGCTGTATAATAAGCAAACGGATTTTCTGATTTAGATTCGTCGAACTGTAAACCAATTTGGCTTAATTGTAGGATAGCCTGTCCACGCATTTCTTCGATGTAGGTATAACCACGCCAGTTACTTCTTTGTGCGTATCTTTCAGATAACTTGATATACATCTTACCTAAGTTTTCTGTAATGCGTCCGTGATCCTTAGAAAACTTACCTGTTTTAATACCACCTTTCCAATGACTTTTACCAACACAAACTAATTGATCGTTGTTGTCAAATTTCCAATGTTGAAACGGCGGAAAATTTACTTTATCGTGAGCATCTGCTGTACTTTTAACAGTTTTCTTACGGCCCGGCGCTGAAGGAATATGTTCAAATGTCATAATTCTAATAATGACATCTGTTTTAGGGATAGTTTTGTAATCGGGTGTTACTTCTGCTAGCTTAACTTTCTTATCACCTGATAGTTTTGCGGCATTAAATGCTTCAATTCCTATGCGTTTTGCCCTTGCACGTTTAGCATCTGCTACTGTACGGATGTTTATCTTGTCTAAACTTGTTAAGATAATATCGTATTGATGATATTCTGGCTTTATAAAACTGCAATATGTGTTTTTACTTTTATGTATTTCTGCAAGTAGATCTCTATTATTGAGATACTTGACCTTTCTTGTTGTTATTATACCGGTCATTATTTTCTCCTACTTTGAGTAGTATAGCAGATTGGATTAGAGAAGTCAACCATTGAATGATTAACTACATACATTATTTATCTGGGTAAATATAGCTAAGGAACAAACTATGGCTAACTTCTCTAATTCTGATGTTGTAACAGTTAACGGGGTAACAACTACCTACGGTCAGCTCAATGCAACTCAACAAGCACAATTATTAAGCGTTGCTAATCAAGCCGAAGCGCAGGCATCAAATGCGGCCGCATTGATATCACAATCAAATAACGCAGGTACAACTTTGCCTAGTGCTGTTAGCCAACCTGCAGTTCCAGGAGTTAACGTTAATTCGTTAGATGTGCCTCCGTTGACTGCATCTGCGCAAGCCTATGCGGCAACTACTGTTGCAAATAACCCTAGCGGAAAACCGGGAGCAAATACTCAGGTATTTGATGACGGCTCAACACTAACAACGTATGCTGATGGCTCAACTAAAACAATAGATACTAGTGGATCTTCAGCATTTCAGGCTAGCCCTGCACAAAATCAATTAGCTATTGCAAAAGGAAATCTTGTTTCGGCTCAGCAAACCAGTTCCGATTCTCAAGCCGCAGTTAATGATGCACAATCAGTTGCAGATGAAAAACAGGCAAAATATAATGCTTTATTAAATGATCCCGAATCTACAGCAGAACAATTAAATGCCGCCCAGGCAGAAGCTCAAACATCCCAACAAGCATTACAAGATGCGCAAATACAGGCCGCGGCTGATGCACAAGCAGTTGATGATGCACAATCGCAAATAGATTCTGCTAGTACACTACCAGATGGCACACCTGTTGGTGATCCTGCCATTGCTACTAATATTTCTGCATTACAAGATGCACTTAATACGGCACAATCAAATTTGCAAGCCGCAATTCAACGAGCAACCGATGCAGAAACTGCTGTGCAGGCCGCAGAAGATAATCTAGCTCTTGCACAAGAATCTGGAGATGATCAAGCAATACAAGATGCGCAGGATGCATTAGATTCTGCAAATGAAACATTGTCCGAAGCCCAAGATGATGTGGCAAATGCACAGTCTGATGTGGATGATGCACAGTCGGAATTAGACGACGCACAAGCATCTGCTGAGGGATCCACAGCAAATGTAACAAATCCATCAGATTCTGATACACAAACTGCAAAACAGTACGCTGATCCATCTGCCATTAGTTCTTCAAAAGGCATTCTTAGCACCTTAGGAGGATTAGGATCATCGGCATTAGGACTTGGCAGAGGACTTTTAAATTCTCAACCAGGAGCTCCAGTAGCAGGATCTGCATCATTTCCAAAAACTGATTTAAGAGTAAAATTGCGTGTACCAACTAACTATCTAGTAGGGCCAGCCGCAGGACCTGCTCCTACGCCAAACCAAGCACTTTCAAATGCACTTGGTGGAATATTAGGCGGAGGAGGATTAGGATCTTTATCTTCATTATTTGGAGGATCAAATAATTCAGGAGCTGTAGCAACATCATCGGGAGCACCAGTTCCTATTCCGGGTGGCAATGTAGGAGTAGGCGCATTGGCCGCATTAGGCGGAATTGTTTTCCCTTACACTCCGCAAGTATCTTGGTCTAATCAGGCTTCCTACCAACAAAACAAGGTTATGCACAGTAACTTTCCGTTTTACAATTATCAAAATAGTTCAGTTGGTCCTATAACAGTAGCTGGAAAATTTACAGCTCAAACAGAATATGAAGGCGCTGTAATTTTAGCAACGCTACACCTATTAAGATCGTTAACTAAAATGAAATTTGGTGATGATTCAAATGCAGGAGCTCCGCCTCCGGTTTGTAGATTTGATGCCTACGGCGATTATATGTTGTCTAATGTTCCTGTGTCTGTTGCAGATTTTAAATTAGAATTACCTGAGAACGTTGATTACATACAAGTGGGTCAAGGTATACAAGGTTATGGAAGCACAATGGTTCCAACTAGTTGTACAATTTCAATAACATTAAATGTAATGTACAGTAGACAAGAAGCTTTACAATATGGAGTTGATGCTTGGCTCCAAGGAAAACTTGCAGGTAAAGGATATCTATAATGGCAATTTATGACAAGGCTAGTCCTTACTATTTTACAGATCAGAGCCAAGGCTATATGGATGTAATGACATGGAGAAATATTCCTGCCCAAGCAGATGATATTCAATTTACAATTACACCAACATATATGCATCGTCCTGATTTATTAGCTTATGATTTTTATCAAAATCAAGAACTATGGTGGGTATTTTCTGTTCGCAATCCAGACACTATTAAAGATCCAATTTATGATATGGTGCCAGGACAAACAATTTATATTCCAAAATTAAACACGCTGAAGTCAGTGTTAGGATTCTAATATGGCATCGGAAGTAACATTTCCAGGACAAACAGGCAACGCCAACTCTGATAATGTAGAAGTTAAAACAGGCGGAGCAGATTCGTCGTCTAATACTCAACCGGGCGCAACACCCGGTTCTTCGGTGTTGACTCCCTCGTCGGCAACCACTGATCCAATTATTGCAAGAAGTAATTTATATAATCCTCTTCACAATTATAGATCTTGGAATTATGTTTTTACTATTGCCGCCGTAGAACCTGCGTCATTAAAAGATTCTTCTTATCAAGATTCTGCATTAAAATATGTAATTTTAAAATCTTCAGGTAAAGGATCTACAACAATTAGCAATTCTGTTAATACTCCAGACACACCTGCTGATCCAAATGTCAATGATCTTATTACTCAATTTAATAGAGAAAGTCCTGGTAGGTTTGACCTGTTTATTGACAATGTAACAATTGATTCAATGATAACTGCCAGCGAAGAAGCGTCAATGTCACTGCCTACAAAATTATCATTTGATGTAATTGAACCATACAGCATGGGCGGTTTTTTAGAAGCTCTGGCAGTAGCATCTAGAGCAGTTGGGCAATTAAGTTATGCCGCGGCACCGTTTGTATTAAAAATGGAATTTTTTGGCTATTCAGACAAATCAACAGGCCCAGATGACAAACCTGTATTGATTCCAGAAACCACAAGATATTATCCTTTCTTGTTTACAAAAGTTGAAGTCGAAGCGAGTGATAGAGGCACGTTGTACAAGTGTGTTGGTTGCCCAACTAATGAAAAGGGATTTGGTGAATCAAACAACGTAAAGTCTGATATCAAAATGAAAGGGACCACAGTAGGTGAAGTACTTCGTGGGATGATACAAAGTATTAATGATGCAGTGGTTGATGAAGCAAAGAAAAACAAAGGAGCAAACACCACAAATTATGACACTTATGAAATATATTTTGCTCCAGAAGATACAGGACAAAAAATAATAACAAATGGTCCTAATCGAACACCAGAAGATACTTCAATACCAAATGCAAAAATCAATGATGAGTTAAGAGGTAATCCTAATTATAGTTTTCCCGATCCAGGAAGTCCTGCTCCGGGTACTAGCGGATATCAAGGCCAACCTAGCACGGGCGATTCAACGCCTACGGCCAAATACGATCCTAATGCAGGAGCAATAAATTTTGCAAGTGGATCACAAATACATGAAATAATTTCTGCTGTTATTCGAGACAGTAAATTTACAAAAGATTTATTAGCGGTAGAGTTACCTAAGGTAAAAGCAGACACTAGCGGCAATGGACAAGTGACATACTTTATGGTCCGTTTAGAAACAGATTTTTTAGATAAAAATTTTGATCCTCAAACAATGGCAAAAAATATGAACTATCGTTATGTTGTTCAGCCATATAAAATGCACTATACAAGAATTCCCGGAGAGCAGTTAGGGGTTGCTAATTGGGAAGGAGTGCAAAAACAAATTAAACGTACCTATGATTATTTGTACACAGGAAAAAATAAAGATGTTATAAATTTTAATTTAAAATTTAATCATCTATACTTCCAAGCAATACCACCTGCTACAGGTAATAAATCTAATAACGAAACAACTAAAACAGCAGGATCTCCTGATACTCCGCAAGTTACAGCACCAGTCGGTGATCCAAAGTCAGTAGCTGATAAAGAAGGAAAGCCAACTGCGCCGATAAAATCTGCGTCCGCAAGTTCAGCTACTACTCCGCAAGGTGGAACAGGGCAACCAGGACAAAGTACTCCGTATCATGCAATAGCACAGTCTATGCACGAAGCGGTGCTCAAATCAGTTGACTTGAATATATGTGATTTAGAAATATACGGAGATCCTTACTATCTGGTAACGGGCGGTATAGGAAATCAAACGCACCAATCTAAGGATAAAGGTATAACCAGCAACGGAGAATTACCATTATATTCGGGTGAGTGTTATGTAAATGTTAATTTTAAAACTCCTATAGATATAGATCCATTGGCCAAAGGCGGACTAATGAGATTTGAAGCAAACTTATTACCGTTTAGTGGAATATATAGAGTTAACACAGTTAATTCTACATTGTCTCAAGGGGTCTTTAAACAAAAATTAAAATTGGTTAGAATGCCTGGACAATTAACAGAAGCCAAAAAGGTTAACACCGATGGTGGGTTTACGTCAACTCCGTTACCGGGGCAACAACAGGTTAAAGATGTTGCGCCTGCCGGGGTACAAACAGCAGGCACTCGTCCTAATGATTTTAGTCTAACCGGATTGTTGGCTCGAGGGCTTCCTAGTCCCGGACTACCAGGGGTTTTATCAAACTTTACCGGCGCCGCTGGTGGTGCGCTTGGGGGATTAAGTATTGGTTCAGTTACAGGAGCTTTAAACGCTGTTGCAGGAGCTGGCGGTACGGTACAAAATATTGTAGGACAGGTAAAAACAATAGCACCTCAATTTGGATCACAAATTGGAAATAGTCTTGGAGGAGTTAATGCACTAGCATCTGGAATTAGACTAGCTACCAGCGGAATTTCAAATCTTATCGGCGGAACAGCCAATGCCGCAAAAATGATATCATCCTCAAACATAGTGGGTAGCATTCCGGGATTAGGATCTGCAAACAATACAGCAAATTTAGCATCTGGAGTTGCTTCCCAAGTTTCTAATTTAGGCGGATCAGTTCAAGGTCTTGGCGCAAATGCTCTAGCAAGCGCACAAAGTTTAGGCAGTAGTGTTGCTAACAATGTTAGTGGAATAGGTTCTCAGGTAGCTAGCCTAACAGGAGGCACGCCATCAGATCCAACTGCGCTTGCCGCATCGTTAGGTATTGATCCAACTCAACTAGCAGGTTTAGATCCTGCTACCGCAAGCAAAGTAACAGCACAATTACAAACTATTGCGCAAGATGTTCCGGCAAACGTTGATATTAATCAGGTAAAAGATCAAGGGATAGTGCTGGCCTATGTAAATCAAAATACAATTAATAATATACCGCCAACACAACCGCAAACTGAATCGCCTCCTGCATATGATAATCAACAAGATATACAAGCAATTATCGCCGGTGGCGGATCTGTAGCTAATCTACCAGGTGCAAGTCTTGTTCCTGGCATTGGTAGCTCTAATTTGTTTGCTAATTTGATGGGACAATCAACTGGCGGATTATCTAGTTTGACAGGGGGCTTAGACACTTCTTCAATCACAGATAAATTGTCGTCGGCTCAAGGACAATTAAATAGCCTAGTTGCGGGAGCCACCGGAGTTAGCGGAGACATAACATCTGGAGCATTATCTTCTGCAAAAGCTGGATTAGGGTCAGTTGAATCAAATATTGCATCAATCCAAAATCAAGTACAATCAGGAGTACCTAGTAACTTGTCACAATCTGTAACCAGTCAATTTGGTAGTTTACAATCAGCAAGCCCACTTGCAAATCTAGTGGCGTCTACAAACGATTCTTCTAGTGATCCTAGCCTTAGCGGCGATTGGAGTGTTTAATGACTGATGAATTCCGCGGTAAATCGCATTTTGTAGGACACGGCCCGTTCCTGGCTATTGTAACTAATCATTTAGATCCTACCTATATGGGCGGACTAGAAGTTATGCTGATTAGAAGAACTACAGGTAATAAAGATCATCAAGGGCAGACAGTACAGGTACAATATCTAAGTCCTTTTTATGGAGTTACCAGTGTGAATTATGAAGGCACAAATTCTGCAAACTTTAACGATGTACAAAAAAGTTACGGAATGTGGGCTGTTCCTCCGGACATAGGTACAACAGTATTAGTAATCTTTATTGACGGTGACATGAACCAAGGATTCTGGATTGGATGTGTCCAGGATAGGTTCCAGAACTATATGGTTCCTGGAATTGCGGCTAGTAAAAATGTTGAGATGACCCCAGAGCAACAACAAAAGTATGGCACAACATATTTGCCAGTTGGGGAATTTAATAAATCAACTAGGACCTTATCGATACCTAAACCAGATCAGTTTGGAAAACCAGTACACCCGTTTGCTGATAGATTGTTGGCCCAGGGATTATTGCTTGATACTGTTCGTGGAGTAACATCAAGTTCTGCTAGACGAGAAGTTCCTAGTATGGTATTTGGGATCTCGACGCCGGGCCCAATCGATGGCAGTCAAGGGGCAAAAAAAGCCACAATTGGTTACGACAGCAAGATTCTTGCACCAGTTAGCAGATTAGGCGGTAGTACGTTTGTTATGGATGACGGTGACAAAGATGGATTAAATGAGCTAGTTAGAATTCGCACTCGAACAGGGCATCAAATACTTCTGCACAATAGTAGTGATTTGATTTATATAGGTAATGCTTCTGGAAATGCTTGGATAGAACTTACCAGCAACGGCAAAATTGATATGTATGCCGCCGACTCTGTTAGTATACATACTCAAGCAGATTTTAATTTTAAAGCAGATAGAGATGTTAATATAGAAGCAGGCCGTAACATCAATATGGCGGCAGGTAGCGGTATTGAAATGAACTGTTTTGATAGATGGTTTGTTATTGCAGGCGCCGATATTAAATTACAAACTCCTACAAATTTTAACATAAACGCTAGTCAGCAGATGAGAATAACATCTGCGTCGGACATGCATTTGCTAACCAACGGCAATTGGAATACCAGTGTTTCTGGGACCGCTACACTAGGAGCGACAGGTGATGCAGTAGTAGTTGGATCAAAAATACAATTAAATTCAGTAGCAGGAAATCCTGCGGTACCTGCAGATCTAGCAACTAAACTTACATTATATACATTACCTAACTCAGATAAAAGTGCAGGATGGAGTCAAGGCAAATTTTATAAATCTGCTGATATTACATCAATTATGCAACGTGTTCCGACTCACGAACCGTATGTGCAACATGAAAATATTAATCCTACAGCGTTTAGTGCGGCAAATACAGACGTATCAACACAAGTACGTCCCGACACACCTCCTCCTTCAAATACATCAGTAACTCCTGCGGTTGTTCAGGGAGTTGGCTGTAGCGTAACAGCTGGAAAATTAATTAATGCGGCTTCTAGTCAAGCAGGGATTGCCGCGTTAAAAGCCGCGGCCGCAGGTCAACTTACGACACCAATTGCGCTAGCATCTTTGTTAGCTATCGTAGGCGGAGAAAGTAAATGGACACCAATACAAGAAGGGTATAATTATAGTTCTAGTAGATTAACCGCAGTATTTTCTTGGTTTAATAATGCCAATTTTTCAAGCCTTATACCAAAGTATTCTGGATGGACAGGAAGTCGTTACGATTTCTTCTCCTTTATATATGGACCAACAACTCCATCGGGAAAGAACCTTGGAAACACCACAGCTGATCAAGGTGGAAAGTATTACGGTAGAGGATATATACAGTTAACTGGCTACCCCAATTATAAACGCTATGCTCAACTATCCGGAGTTGATATTTTAGGCAATCCTGATCTATTACTAGATCCTACAAATAGTGCAAAAATAGCAGTGGCCTATTTGCTTGATAGATGTAAAGCAGATCAAAACAGTCCTGCATATTTTGATGCCGCAGTACACAGCGTGGGCTATTGTACACCTGATATATATGCTACAAAAAAAGATTTATATCTTTGCTTCTTGGCAAACTTGCAAGGTCAAACAGGTGGGTAAATAAAGCATGCCATACAAAAATATAGTCATTACTCCTAAGAATAATACTGCTCAAGCAAATACGCAGAACAGTCAATTCTATCGCGGGTTTAGCACAGTTGACCCTACTAAAACTAATCCTAAGTTGTATGATTATGATCTAATCAAACAGGACTTAATGAATCAGTTTAATACTAGACAGGGCGAACGAGTAATGAATCCCGAGTTTGGAACAATTATCTGGAATTTAATATATGAACCGTTAACAGATCAATTAAAACAAGCAGTCGTTGACAACGTTAATGCTATATTAAATTCTGATCCTAGAGTAGTTCCTGTGCAGATTAATCTGGTTGAAGCACAATACGGGTTACAATTAGAAGCTACGCTCAGCTATGTTGGAACAAATCAAACCGATGTATTACGCCTAGCATTTGATAAGGAAATTGGTCTTGTCCAACAACAATAATATACATACATTATCAAACAAATAAATATGTTATCCGGATGGCATAACATATGATACCAGCAACTAATTCACAAATACTTGTCGCAGAAGATTGGAAAAAGATTTATAAATCTTTCCAAAATGCCGACTTTCAAAGCTATGATTTTGACACTTTGCGTCGAACTGCCATAGCATATCTTCGTGAAAATTATCCCGAAGATTTTAATGACTACATCGATTCTAGCGAATTTGTAGCAATTATTGACCTGATTGCGTTTTTGGGTCAAAATTTAAGTTTCCGTATTGATTTAAATGCCCGTGAAAATTTCTTAGAAACTGCTACACGCAGAGATAGCATTTTACAATTAGCTCAACTCATTAGCTATAATGCTTCTCGAAATGTTCCTGCTAACGGTTTCTTAAAAATATCTGCAATTACAACCACAGATAACGTAATTGATGCTAACGGTGTTAACCTTGCAAATAGTGTTGTAGGATGGAATGACCCTACAAATATTAATTGGTATCAACAATTTATTACAATTTTAAATTCTGCTATGCCTGGTAGTTTTGTATTTGGCAAGCCATATGATTCGGGATTAATAAACGGAATTTCTACCCAACAATATAGAATTAATACAACTAATACTGATGTGCCTGTATTTGGTTTTTCAAAATCAATTAACGGTACAACGATGAGTTTTGAAATGGTTGGATGCTTGTTTGCAGGAAAAACGTACATATACGAAGATCCTCCTACCCCCGGAAATACGTTTAGTTTTATATTTCAAAACGACAATAAAGGATCTGGATCTTCTAACACTGGATTCTTTGTACACTTCCGTCAAGGAAATTTAAATTATAGTGATTTTAGTATTCCTAATCCAGTGGCTAACGAATTAATTGGTATTAATGCAAACAATATTAATGATACTGATGTGTGGTTATTTCAACAAGGCTCTACTGGTAATTACAATACCTTATGGACTAAGGTAGATGCAACATCTGGAAACAATGTAATTTACAATAGTGTAAGTCAAAATATTAGAAACATCTATGCAGTTACTTCACGAAACAATGATCAAATAGATTTAAATTTTGCAGACGGTAGCTTTGGTGATTTACCTAAAGGAAACTTTCGATTATTCTATCGTCAAAGTAACGCATTATCTTATATAATTACATCTGATCAAATTAGCGGTATTAATGTTCAAATTCCATATTACAATAAACTTGGGCAGAGTCAAACATTAACCTTAACACTATCTTTACAATACACGGTAGATAATAGTTCAGGTCCGGAAACTAACGATTCTATTAAATTAAAAGCACCTCAACAATATTATACGCAGAATCGTATGATTACTGGAGAAGATTATAACATCGCTCCTATTACTGCTGGAACAAATGTACTTAAAGTAAAAAGTGTAAATCGAGTAGCAAGCGGAATTTCTAAATATTTTGAATTAAATGATGTAACAGGCAAATATAGTCGTACAGAAATTTTTGCAACAGATGGAATCATTTATAAAGAAGCAAGCCAGCCTACAATTAATTTTACATTTACAACTCGTAATGAGTTTTACGGAATATTAAAAAATCAAGTTGAGCCAATTTTAACCAGCGCAAGTTTTAAAAATTATTATTTTGAAAACTATCCGAGACCTGGCATTGATACATTGGGATTGACATGGGTACCTGTCAATCCTGGCATTAATCAAACTCGTGGTTATTTTGTTAATGAGTTTGGAAATCCTATCCAGACAGGATATTTTTCATCAACAAATACTCAGTATGTAACATCTGGTGCGCTGATGAAATTTGTAGCACCTATCGTAAACGGACAGAAACAATATTTCTTACCAGACGGTAGAACTACAACAATACCTGATTCAACTACTAGAACATATCTATGGGCAAAAGTTATACAGGTAATCGGTGACGGATCTAATAGCGGACTAGGAGCATTAAATGATGGAACTGGTCCTATAATCTTAACAGGTAATGTACCTGCCGGTTCTGTGCCGACAGAAATCATACCAACGTTTCAAACAATTTGGTCGTATGCGCTAGAGACTCAAATTATCAATCTAGGATTGATTAATAGAAACTTTGGTTTAAGTTTTGATGCAAATACTCGTAGTTGGTTTATTATAGTTGATACTAATCTTGATCTTAAAAATTCTTTTAACCTTACGTATCAGGGCGACTTAACAAATTCAAATAAAGATTCTAGTTGGATGATGGCATTCCAGTGGATTGGTAGTTCTTACAATGTATTATATAGAACTACAGATTATCTATTCCAAAGTGTAGCAGAAACAGGCTTTTATATAGACGCAACATCTCAAAATTATGATTTTGTATCTAGCACATTAGTTAAAGATAAAATTTCTGTGTTAGGAAATAATAATGCTCCTACAGTATGGACTCCGGCCAGTATATCTATTGCGGCAACAACAAATGGAGGATCCTTGCTGTTATCTAATGGATTTAATATTAGTGAACCAGGTAGTGGTTATATTACAGTTGATCAAAATACAATTAAAATAACAGGATCCGGAACTGGCGCTGTGTTATTTCCACAATTAACAAACGGATCTATTACAGGAGTGTATGTTGCTAACAGCGGAACAGGGTATTCTACACAGACATCGGCAGTTGTGGTAGCTTCTCCTTCTGCTCCTCCAGAATTAGGATCATTAGGCGTAGACTATAATTGGCAGATAGACTCTTCTATAATTGAACCGGATGGATATCAAGATCCAAGTAAAGTAGTAATCAGTTTCTTTGATGCAAAGAATGACGGATCGATAGATGATCCAGACGCATTTATTAATATTGTTAACCCTGACGGAATTTCTCCTCAAACAGGTTATCTATATAATTTTGTCTACTTCCAAAAATTATCAGATGGTTTAAGATATCAATTATACACTGATATGCCAGTGGTTGCTTATCCAGATCAATCAGTAGTAACTGATCAATCAACATCAACGATGTATTATTTTTATACACCAGATGTTATAAAGAGTTGGGACCCTGCGTATGGTTGGGTGTTAGAACCTAGTTTATTTGCTAAACCTGGTAGAGGAAATTTAAACTTTCATTACCAGCATAACAGCGGGGAGGAACGTAGATTTGACCCAAGCCCAATGAATATTATTGACATTTACTTGCTAACAACTGATTATGATGCAACATATCGCAGTTGGTTGTTAACAGGATCTGGAGCAGAACCTCAACCTCCTACAACAAATAGTTTAGAAGAAAATTTTGCATCAGTGCTAGAACCAATTAAGAGTATTAGTGATACAATCGTGTATCACCCTGCAAAATATAAAGTACTGTTTGGTAATAATGCTGTACCGGCATTGCAAGCAACATTTAAGGCAGTACAAAACCCAGCAGTTTCTGTAAGTCCTAATCAGATTGCTTCAAATATCTTGTTAGCGATAGAAGAATTTTTTGCAGTTGAAAATTGGGATTTTGGACAAACATTTAATTTTGGAGAGCTGTCTGCGTATGTAATGAATGCGCTAACTCCAGCAATTACAAACTTTGTAATAGTTCCTAAATCAAATATTGTATTTGGTAGCTTATTCCAAGTAACTGCACAAAGCGATGAGATATTCGTTACTGGGGCAACAATCAATGACATTCAAGTTATTGATTCACTAACAGCATCACAAATTAACACAACCGCAAGTATTGTGATCAATACCATTGGATATTAATAATGGCAAATAATGAAATTATAAATGTAGTAGACATTGCAAATCCATCAGATACTCGACGTACTGTTGATCTATTACCAACCTATTTAAGAACAGATAAAAATACAGGATTCTTAACTAGCACGTTAGATCAATTAATACAGCCTGCAAAAATTGAACGTATTAGTGGTTTCATTGGAAGTACACTAAGTCCAAATTACAATCCGGCAACTGATCAATACATCCCTGCATCAAACGGATTAGAAGCAGATTATCAATTAGAACCAGCATTATTAATTAGAGATGCACAACAAAATATAAAAACAACAGTTGGATACGATGACTTAATAAATCAGATCGCTTTTGAAACTGGAGTTACTAGTAATCATAATAGATTATTTGAGTCTAAAACTTACTCTTATAATCCATATATCGATTGGGATAAATTTGTAAATTTCAACCAATACTATTGGTTGCCAACTGGCCCTGATGCAATTGAAATTACAGGACCTGTACTTTCTACAGTTAGCACTTATGCAGTTACAGATGATCCAACAAAAGAGATATTCATTTTTACACCTGATGGTGTAACACCGGATCCATTGGTTACATTATATCGAGGAATGACTTACGTTTTCAATGTAAGTAGTAAACATAAATTTTGGATTAAAACAGCAGTAAGCCCTTCGGCACAAGATGCATATTTTAATGCCAGCAATAATGGTATTTCTAGTGGTCAGATTATACTAACAGTTGATGCAACAACTCCATCTACATTATTTTATGTTGCAGGAGATGATAGCACAATAGCTGGTAGATTTATAGTAGAAAACTTAGATGAAAATTCTAAACTTGATGTTGTAAATGAAATAGTTGGAAAAGTAAACTATCAATCAGGAAATGGAATTACACTTACTAACGGAATGAAAATTCGTTTTAGCGGAATGATAACTCCTGCTTCTTATATTGATAAAGAATGGATTGTTGAAGGAGTTGGAACTGCAATTACATTAACTGACTGGAGTACTTTACAAAATGCAGGAATTGCAACAACAAATTTAGATGTCAACTTTGATGGTACTAACTTTGATGAATATCCGTTTGATAATTTTAGTAATATTCCGTTTACTCCAGAATATATCACAATCAATAAAAGTAGTCTTGACGGTAATGCTTGGTCTAGATACAATCGCTGGTTTCATGCAGATGTTATAATTGCAACTGCCGAGGCAAATAATGTTATTCCAGTGTTTCCACAGAATCAACGTGCGAATCGTCCAATAGTTGAGTTCAAACCAAATTTACAATTATTTAATTACGGGTCTACTGAGATTGCTCCTATTGATCTAATTGACAATATTACCGCAAATGCATTTACAGAAGTTGAAGGTACACCTGGTTATTACGTAGATAGCGAATTATTGCAACCAGGGTATCGTGTAATTTTTAACAACGATAATGATCCACTAGTTCGAGGAAGAGTATATCTAGTTGATTTTGTAAGTATAAATGGATTGCAGGTTATTTCTTTAGTGCCTACAGAAGATTGGATTCCTGTAACAAATGCAGGAGTAGCTGTCCTTCGCGGCGAAATTAATGCTGGAAAAAATTGGTGGTTTGATGGATCTACATGGCATACGGCACAAGAAAAAACAAGTTTAAATCAATTTCCGTTGTTTGATGTGTTTGATAAAAGCGGAGTAAGTTTTGGTGATACATCTGTTTATCGTGGCACATTTACCGGTACTAGAATATTTGGATATTCTGTTGGAACCGGTGCACCAGATAGCGTGTTAGGTTTTCCGTTGGAATACCTAAATGTTAATAATGTTGGTGATTATCTATTCACTAATTATTTTCAAACAGATACTTTTGTTATTGTAGAAGGCATTACAACAGGAGTATATAACACACAACAATATTATTTAAAATTTAATTATCCTACTGAAGAATATGTTACAACATGGGAATTAAGTTCTAACATTAATATTCCAATTATACAATTTCAAGTATTAACAACGGCAACTAATACTATTGAAATTACAGCCCTTGATACTCCTGGGTATATCTCAGACATTAAAGTTGATGTTTTTGTTAACAATGTTAAGAAAATATTTGCAACAGATTATAGATTCCTTACACAAGGACCTCAATATTTTGTATTTTTTACATCAACATTGAACATTAATGATCGAGTAACTTTTAAGATATACACTTCAACTCCTCCCAACGCTACTGGGTATTATGAAATTGCTTTAGGTGCAACAAACAACCCATTAAACTCTTCAATAGAACAATTTACTCTGGCTGAAATTTCAGATCATGTAAAATCTATCACAGATAACTGCCCTACGTTTTCTGGAGTATTTCCTGGAGATAGCAATTTAAGAGATATTGGGAATATATCAAATTATGGAACACGATTAATTTCTCATGAAACTCCTTTGAGCTTTGCTCAAATGTTTATCGGAGTTAAAGAGCACAATTTAATTGACGCTATTAGAAAAACTTCCGATCAATATCATTCTTTTAAACTTGCTTTGATCAAAATAATAACAGAATTAAAAGGAACGTATGCTCCTTCAGCCGCATTAGATTTAGTAATGGCTACAATGACAAATGGAAAAAATAGCTCATTCCCCTATGCGTATTCTGATATGTTACCATTCGGATCAGATGTTTCAACCCGAACATATACAGTTACTGATTATAGAATAACAAGATATTCAATTTCTTCAGAGTTTAATAATAATGTATTAAGTGAACGAACTGTTTTAGTTTACCTCAACGGCACACAATTAGTTGTTGGCAGAGATTATACTTTTGATCAAGTGGTTGCAGTTGTTGATTTTTCTATTGGATTAACTGCGGGCGATGTTATTATTATTAAAGACTATACCAGCACCGTTGGAAGCTACGTTCCACCTACGCCTACTAAATTAGGATTATATCCAAAATTCATTCCATCAATTTATGTTGATAATACGTATACTGTTCCTACTCAAGTAATACAAGGACACGATGGTAGTATCACTGTTGCGTATGGTGATTTTAGAGATGCAATTCTTTTAGAATTTGAAACACGGGTCTACAACAATATTAAAGTATCTTACAATCAAGATTTTATAGATATCAATCGGGTATTGCCAGGCGCATTTAGAAATAATGAATATAGTCCATTTGATATCAACACATTATTAGTTCCTGAATTTTTAAGATGGGCCGGATTTTTTGGAATTGATTATCAGTCTAATACAGTGACTGACATTACAATGCCGTTTACATTTAACTACAGACCAGAAGGAATAGACACATTATTCAAGCTACCAGTGCCAGGCTATTGGAGAGGAATATACAAACATTTTTATGATACTGATCGCCCTCATACATGTCCTTGGGAAATGTTAGGCTTTAGTGAAGAACCAGACTGGTGGACTAGTGTATATGGTCCGGCACCGTATACTTCTGGAAATTTAATTTTATGGAATGATCTGGCTACAGGTACAATACAACAAGGTTTGAGAGCAGGAGTTGATCCGTTGTATGTCCGTCCTGGACTGTTAAACATCATTCCTGTAGACGACAGTGGAAATTTACGTGACGTAACTGATATAGGAATTATTGCGCCTAGCACAATTAACAATATTTTAATTGAACAAGATTGGGTGTTTGGTGATCAAGGCCCTGCTGAAACAGCGTGGAGACGTAGCAGTCTTTATCCGTTTGCTGTTCAGATTATGTTGGCACTAGCCAAACCAGCGTTGTATGCGTCATTGATGTGGGACACATCAAGATTGGTAAAAAATCTTGCAGGGCAATATCGTTATGGATCTAACAAAACATTCTTACAATTTGATTCAATTCTAGTCCCAAATACGCTAGACAGCGATGGAAATAGAATTTTAGCATCTGGATACAGCGTGTTTTTAGTTGAAGCTAAACGCCAAGGAAATTATACATACCTTGATACTCTACAGACAGATCTATCTAATATAAACTATAACTTATTTGCAAAAGTTGGTGGATTTGTAAGCAAAGACAAATTACAAATTATTATTGATGCAGTTGATCCTACCAGTTCTAATCCTGGAGTATTACTACCATCAGAAGATTATTCTATCTATTTTAATAAAAGCAATCCAACCGCTACCTATTCTGTTTCTGGAGTTATTGTTCAAAAAACTGAAATAGGATTTACAGTTAGAGGATATGATAAAACAAGACCATATTTTCCAATATACAATCCTCTTCCTACAACAGCAGATAACGTTGTAAATGTTGGTGGTCGTAGTGAGCCTTATCTAACATGGACTCCGGGTGCATTTTATCAAACAGGAGTGATTGCATCTTATGCTAACATATATTATAGATGTGTCTTGGCGCATACCGCAGGTGGTACATTTACAGGAGCAAATTGGAACCAATTAAAATCTCTTCCGGTGATTGGCGGGGTTACTGTGTATGATCCTAGAGTGTTTGAGTCTGATGTTACACTTGTTCCTTACGGCACATCTTATGCTACGGTACAAGAAGTTTATAATTTATTTGTTGGATACGGAAAATATCTAACAACACAAGGATTTACATTTAATGAAGTCCAGCCAGATTTAAATCAAACACTAGATTGGAAATTTTCTGGAAAAGAATTTTTATACTGGAGTACGCAAAATTGGGTTGATGATTCAATTATTACAGTAAGTCCTTTTGCTGATCAATTGTCATTTAACATGATTGGCGGAGTTGTTGATGATCTAAACAATGCGTTTTATGAGTATAGTGTATTAAAAGCAGACGGATCTCCGTTCCCTCCGCATAGTCTTGGATTACAACGACAAGACAACGTGTTTACAATTAGTACAGTAAACACCACTGAAGGTTTATTCTTTGTTGAATTTAGTACAATACAAAAAGAACATGCCTTGGTGTTTAACAATAGAAGTTTGTTTAATGATATTATATATGATATTGAATCTGGATATAGACAACGTCGAATTCACGTAAGCGGTTTTAGAACTGCAAATTGGAATGGTGATTTCTTTAGTCCTGGATTTGTGTACGATGACGCACAGATTCAAGACTGGGCACAATACACAGACTATGGTGCAGGTTCTACCGTAAGATACGCTGGCAAATATTATTTTACAAATATTCCATTAACTGGTACCACAACATTTGATTTTACAAATTGGGATACACTACCAAGTAAACCAACAGCAAAATTGCTTCCAAACTTTGATTATAAAATTAATCAGTTTGAAGATTTCTATAGCCTAAATATTGATAATTTTGATGCCGGTGTGCAAGCCATGGCACAACATTTAACAGGTTATAGTCCTCGTCCTTATTTGGATAACATCTTTGATGATCCTATTGCACAATATAAATTTTATCAAGGTTATATTAAAGAAAAAGGAACAAAGAATGCTATTGACAAATTAATCAAAGCCAGCGTTCATAATTTAAAAGGTGAAGTAACTTACAATGAAACATGGGCGTTCCGTGTTGGCACATTTGGCGGTTTTGAAACTCTTCAAGAGATTGAAATAACTTTAGATGAAACATCATTCGGAGAAAATCCACAAGTAATACAATTTGTCGACACTCTGCCTGTAAGTCCAAATAATCTTACATATTATAAAACACCAAATGCTGTTTTAATAAAACCAGACAACTATTCGTCTGCTACTGCCTTTCCTACTACAACTAGCACATATCAAGTTAATTCTATCGTATTGCCTATGGCAGGATATCCTAGATACGATGATGTTACTGCCACGGCGTATAATAAGAACAGTATTTTAGATATTGCCAATAATAAAAATTTACAAGAAGGTGATACAATTTGGGTTGGCTTTGCTGAAAATGGTAGCTGGGATGTGTTGCGATATTCTGTAATGCCTTCAAAGGTGGTTGCGGCCGGTATCACAGATCCAATCAATAAATTAGTTACATTTACAACAGATATTCCTCATAATCTAAATGTAGGAGATTTAGTAAGTGTTACTCGTTATAATGAAGCATTGGATCAAGTTTACATTGTTTATCAAATTCCTACATACAATCAATTTACAGTTGCAACAACCTTAAGTTCAATTCCTGTACCTATAGAAATTCCTGTAGGATTAATGTTTAATTTTGTATCAGCAAGATTGTCAAATTTTGATGATGTTACAAAATTTCCAGTATTAGAAAAAGCAGGTATTGGAGAAACTGTATGGGTCGATGATGACGGCACAGGTAAATGGGCAGTTTTCCAAAAGGCTAATAATTTTACATCGTCTTCGTTTGCAAATAATCTTTCTTTAACAGCCGATCAAAATTTTGGTTCTACTATATCCTGGGCTCCTGGATCTAATTATTATATTGTTGGAGCAATAACATATCAAAATGCGGCAACAGATACAGACCCACATCCGGACGTTGGTCGAGTGTTTGTTTACAATAAACCATCTATTAGATCTGTAGAATTAGATTCAATAGTCAGCTACGGATTAAATGATTCAAACACTTATTATGATTCTAATATTCCTGCAAATTTTGGAACAAGCATAGCATATGAGCCCATTGATAATTTGATATTTGTTGGAGCCCCAGGAGTCAGCTATCCATTCTTGAAAATAGTTAGCGGACAGCCTACATTTGCAGGAGTAGCCGGATCTACTCAACACTCAATTGATAATACTGGCCTAGTTAAAATTAACACAGTACAAATAATTAATTTGGTCCCAACACCAGTTACAGTTGCAGTATTGGCTAGCGGCAATCCAGTTAACAGCGGATTATTTGGAACTTCAATCGCAGTACAGCAACAGTCTTCACCGAGGGTATTAGTTGGAGCTCCTGGAGAACATAATGTTTATGTATTCAATGTTACTACAGGAACAACTACAACGGTAACAGTTCCTGCAACTACAACATTACCAACTACAATAAATTCAATTACATTTGGTGCTGGATCAAAATTTGGTAATAATATTTCTGGATCCGCTGATTTAAGTTATGTAGCGGTTGGTGCTCCTGGTTATGCAAATGACACAGGTGCAGTTGCAATCTATCAATATGCGAACGGAGAATATACAGGTGTACAAGTCATCCAAGCGGCAGATATTAATAATGCGTTAGGGTATGGTACCCCTTCTAATCCAACAGGACCTTATTTTACCACAAATCATCAAATAGGTACACAAGTAGTAATGTCGGCAGACGGAAGTTATCTAGCTATAACAGTTCCTAATGCTACATCTAATTTAATCGGCGCTACGGGTGCAGTAGTTATTGCGACTCTTACAAATGGAGTATATGTTCCATTGCAAGACATTAGAATTCCAAACTTGAGTGACACCGGAGATTTTGGGTCATTTATTTCTATGGATGCAACGGCTGATACTTTAGTCATTTCATCATCAGGTACAATTTTAGGTTCTCGTGCAACATTTGATACATACACACAAGCTAAAATTGGCGGAGTTGCATATCAACTAGATGATACATCTCCTCTTCGACCAAATCCAACTACGTTTGATTCAAATTCAACAAAAATTTATTCATCTGTTAATGATTCAGGTAATGCTTTTGTATATAATAGATTTAATACTAAATTTGCATTTGGACAAGAATTAATTCCAGCTAGCTCTGCTGATCTTCCTAAGTTTGGAACCTCTACAATCATTACAGATTCTGCTATTGTTGTCGGTGCACCTGGAGTCATTGATTTTAATGGACACGAAGGTGGAGAAATAGTTATTTTTGCTGAAAATGACACAACAGTTAAATCTTGGCAAAAATTAAGAGAACAAACTGACATGATTGATTTAACAAGAATTAATCGTGCATATACACTAAATGATTTTACTGAGCAAGTAAAAGATTATTTAGAAATAATTGATCCTGTGAAAGGAAAAATCTCAGGCGAAGCTGATCAAGAATTATCTTACAAAACAATGTTTGACCCTGCTGTTTACAGTTTAGGTGTAAGTGGTGTTGTAGTTAATAGTAATATTAACTGGATCGACGACCACGTAGGTGAACTATGGTGGGATCTATCTACTGTAAAATTTGTGTGGTACGAACAAGGTAATGCAGATTATCGTAAAAATAACTGGAACGGTATGTTCCCAGGAAGCACAATTGATGTTTACGAATGGGTAGGTACACATTATCTACCAAGCCAGTGGGCATCGCTGGCAGATACACCCGACGGATTATCGGAAGGAATTAGCGGACAACCTAAGTTCCCTGATAATAGTGTAGTTTCGGTCAAACAAGTTTATAATGCAATAACCAATGCATTTACTAATGTTTATTATTATTGGGTAAAAAATAAAACAATAGTTCCTAATATTCCAACAAGACAAATTAGTGCATATTCTACAGCGCAACTGATCGCTAATCCTAGCGCACAGGGTGTTAAGTATATTACTTTCCAAGCACCAGATAGTATAGCACTAGTAAATCTTAAACCTGATTTGATTTCAGATCAAATTCATCTACATGTTGAAATGGATTCAATTGGTAACACAGTTCCTCGTCATACAGAATGGTTATTAATTGAAGAAGGTAATCCCACAAGTCTACCAAATACTATGTTGTCAAGAAAATTAATTGACAGCTTGGTAGGAACAGATAGCGTCGGTAACCAAGTTCCGGACCCAACACTACCTAACAGATTACAATATGGCGTAACAGTATTACCTCGTCAAAGTCTGTTTGTAAACAGATTATCTGCTCTTGCAAATATATTTGAATATATCAATAGTGTGTTGGCTGTAAATCTAACTACAGGAATTAAAAATTTTGCAAATATTAGTGCAAAAGAACCATTGCCATCTACGTCATTATCTTTATATGATCAAGTAGTAGAAGATTTATATTCATTAAATCAAATAGATACAAAATATTTTGAGCAGGCAACAATATCGTCTGTCTTAGTAAGTTCTAATGGTGCAATTGAAGGATTAAAAATAGGCAATCCTGGTTCGGGATATAGTTCATCAAATCCTCCTTATATTACAATTAATGGCAAGGGAACCGGAGCAGTTGCTCAAGCAATCTGCAATGCACTCGGTGAAGTTATTGGTTATAAAATAATTAATCCAGGTTCTGGATATACACCCGGGACCACAGCGTCAATAAGACCATTCTGTGTGGTGGTGTTGGTAGATACAGATAGTCTTAATCAATGGGCTATATATCAATGGAATGCTAAACTGTCTAACTGGATTAAGATAAGAACACAATCTTACGATACTTCACAATACTGGAAATATACAAATTGGTATGATCCAACATATAATTCATTGCAACCAGTTGTTGCTACAGTTGACTCTACCTATGAATTAGATATTTTATTATCTATTCCAGAAGGCAATTATGTTAAAGTAAAAAATTCAGGAGATGGAAGATATTTAATTTTACGTAGAACTCCTCCCGGAACAACTACAGGAACATTTAGTCCTAATTGGGACGTAATGGTTAGCGAAAACGGAACTATTCAATTCTTAAGTACTTTATGGTCATTAAAAAATGATCCATATGCATTTGATGAAATAACGGCGTTTGACCAAACAGAATGGGACCAATCAGCGGATGAAGAACTAAGAAATATTTTAATATCTGTTAAGGATGATCTGTTTATAAACGACCTTGCGGTATATTGGAATTTAACATTCTTAAAAGCAGTAAAATATGCGTTAAGCGAACAAAAGAATTTAGATTGGGCATTTAAAACTGCGTTTATTGGAGTTACAAATCATGCTGGTGCTCTAGATCAACGTCCTACATACAAACTTCAAGACAGTAGTTTTTATGAAGACTATATTAACGAAGTTAAACCATACCACACAAAAATTCGTAATTTTACAGTAAATTATACAAGTACAGATGTAAGTTCTACATTTATTGGCGATTATGATTTACCGGCATATTGGGATTCATTACAAACAAGATTCAGAACAGTTGGATTTGGAAACAGCCAGCTAACATTACAACCTTGGAAAACATGGTTCCAAAATTATTCATATTCTGTGGGAGAAATTATAATTTCTGACCCAGGTAGTGGGTATACTAATCCTCCAACAGTTACTATCATTCCTGCCGCTGGAGATCCGGGTAAAGGAGCTACAGCAGTAGCTTATATTTCTAAAGGTAGTATTTCTAGTATTGAAGTAACAAACGGCGGAAGCGGATATTCTGCTACACCTACCGTTATACTACAAGGCGGTGGAGGTGCAAATACACCTGCAAGAGTATATGCACAACTTTATAATGATCTAGTTAGATCAACTAAAGTTGAAATTAAATTTGATAGAATTTCAAAAGGTAGAGAAATTGGATTACCAAACTTTCCTAATGATTCGTCGGTAGGTTATACCCGCAAATATCAGGATGTGTTTTATGGAGACGGTGTAACTTACCATTTTCCGTTAACATGGGTTCCTACACCAGATAAAGCACAAATTAGTTTATATGTAAATGGAGTTTTTCAATTAGTTGATTCTTACTCAATTGAATACAATGTTGTAGATACTACCACATATCCAATGGCTCACTATAAACAGAAATTGGCAATATTAGTTTTATCTACTATCCCAGCACCTGATGTTTTAGTAAAAATTATCTATCCTAAACATATTGAACTTTATAATGCGTTTGATAGAATGCAAGATTACTATGAGCCAACAAGTGGTATGCCAGGCAATACCGGTACATTACTAATGAGTGGCTTAGAGTATCCGGGAGTAAAAATAGACACGTTGCCTTACAGTTTTTCAGGCGGGTGGGATACATTACCTTATTGGTCAACAAGTTGGGATAATTTCCAACAAACAACAAATTTTGCTACAGTTTTAAATCCTCAAAGCAATCAGAGTAATCAACTTGTATTTTTAAATTCTGAGTTGGCAGATTTAGAAAATCAACAAGCAGTTTTAGCCAGTGCGATTCAAACACTAAATGCATTGTTGCCAACTATACCTAGCACAATAATTGTTAATACAGGTCTCGGACCAGAACAAGTTAGTAACCCTGAGTATACATCAGTTACAACACAGTTGTCTATAGATCAAAATAATTTAACAGAAGTTCAGTTGAAGATACAAAGTGTTCTGGGAGAAATTACTGCTAGAAGTTATGGAAAAATTGAAATTCCAATTCCTTATACTGTAAATTCTACAGCAACAATTACAGCTTATTTGAACAATACTAGAATTACAAATTTCACAATATTGCCAAATAGTACAGCTACAACTGCCACGATAACACTAGCCGCAGGTTCAACAGGCACAATTTTTGTACCGTTAACTGCTTTTAGTACTACTACGGATAACCTAGTTACTTTCCGTGATATAACAGATGATGGTACAGTTCTTCCTAGTGATGAGTACAGTCTTGATACATTATTATCTGGTGCCGATTACAACCCCGCAATTACATTAGGTGTTAACCCCGCTGAAATTGTAGTTGACGGTGATTCATTTATTAGTGCCAATGCGGCCTATGCACCGGAAGAAATGATTCCTGGACAAGTACAAGATAGTATTGCAATTAACGTGTATACTCAGTTACCGGAATCTTCTCCACTAATTAAAACTTATAGATACCAGTTAGATGGAGTAACACAATCATTCCCAATTACACGAGGACAAAATACTAGTTCTTATATTGTAATTGCAAACAACACTCCATTGCATCATGGTACCGATTATCTAATTGATATTAGTAATCAATACTTAGGATTGGTAACACCGCTAGCAGGCCCCGGTTGGTTAAGCATTAGCTGTATTGAAACTGGCGGAGTTGGATTGCTCGACAAGCAGGCCGATGTTAATGCCAATCCTTACACTAATATTATAAGCTCTGCGGCCTATACAGACATTAAAGATGTTTATGTTACTGTTAATGGATTACCTGTTTCCAAGGCAACAACAGCTACGATTGTGAATATTACAAACTACGGATCTCCAATTACTTTACAGTTGAGTACATCAACTAACTCTGGTGATGGCACCGCAGTGATTATTAATGATACTGGTTTAGGACTATTAAATGGAGCATCATTTGCTAAATTTATAGATGCTACACATGTTCAACTATTCACAGATAACCAATTTACCCATCCAATTGATGGAACCAAATGGGCAAAAACATATATTCCTAATACAGCTATTATTGCAATCAATGGATGGATGTTAACTCCAGCCGATGAAAGCAGTGGTTCAGATACACCGCGTGCCTTACTTTCAATAGCTAAACCGAGCATTAGTATTGCCAACCCCGCCGCAATCAACTTTACTCAAGCATGGTTCTTTAATGAACCACATAAGGCCTACAGTGAAGTGTATGAACAAATAATTAAAAATCCTTCAGGCAACATTTTTACATTAGAGCAACCTCCGGGTTCAGCAAAACCTTATCACAGCCAAGTTATAGTTGAATACAATGGAGTAAGATTAATTCCGCCTGAAACAGTTTATTATATTGTTGAAGAAGGACAAACTCAATTCTCTATTCGTCAAGAAATACAATACAATAGAGGCATTATTGACGTAGCTCACCTAGAAGTGTATCGTAACGGTGATTTGTTACAATACGGTATTGACTATGTTATGGATCAACCCCAAGGAGAAATTTTCCTTGGAAATCAATCTTCTAATATTTCAACAGCTTTTGTAGAACAACAAGCATATCGAAATACCTTAACTACTGACATTAGTAATGTACAAAGCGAACTATTGGTGATATCAACTGGTACAGCTAACTATACTCTTTTAACTAATTCTTTAGCAAATCTAAATGCGCAATTGACTATTGTTGATGAAAATATTGCAAAAATACAAAATGCAATTAACAATCAACAAAACTTTATCTCAGTTACGCCCGGAGTTATTAAAACAGGTGATGCATTGGCAATTACGGTATTAGATAGCAATTATGATTATCTAATAGAAGCTAATCAATTATTCCTTTCACAAACTATCAGCGTACCTCGTAGTTCAAATGATACTATAAGAATTATTAGTTTTACCAACCATGATGGTAGTCACATTAGAAAAGAAAAGTTCAACGGTAATCCTGCTAACACCTATGTAATTCAGCGTCCTGTATTTGACACAAATTATATTTGGGTTGAATACAACGGCGCTACATTAATTACAAATATAGATTTTACAGTAGAACCAGATGGAGTTACCGTAAAAATTTTACCTAAATACTATCAGTCTAACAATGACGTTATAGTAATTATGAGCATGAGTACATCTGCATACATAGGGGCATTAGGTTATAGAATGTTTACAGATATTTTAGGTAGAACAGGATATAAACGCCTGAGCTCTGCAAATTCTACTTACCTAGCACAACCTCTACAGCTGGCCGATGTTTACATTTATGTTGAGGATGGTTCAGTATTATCTAAACCAAATACACAATTAAATCTACCCGGAGTGATTTACATCTTTGGAGAACGTATTGAATACTTTACTATCAGCGGAAATATTTTAGGACAATTACGCCGCGGAACATTAGGTACCGGTGCTAAGAATGCCTATAATGCTGGAGCAAAAGTTATAGATCAAAGTGCTAATCAAACAATCAACGTAAATGAAAGTACAAAAATACAAAAATTTATAACATCTGGTGCTTCGACTTATGTATTAAGTGATATTAATCTTGCAAATACCACAGATGATATATATGGAAGACCTGTACCTGCCGAAACAGATACAATAGAAGTATATTATGGTGGACGTAAATTATTAAAACCAACTGTAGTAACACCATTTGTTAATGTTAGCGGAACTGTTGGTGATGGAAATTATTTAAACCTCGATACAGTAAAAGGGATTGTACCAAATACTCCTATTGCATTTACAGGAAACGGGTTTGGTAATTTATTAACTACTGAATTATATTACGTTAAGGCAGTTTATACAGCAACTACACAAATTACAATAAGTCAAATTCCAAATGGCGAAGCATACGCAGTATTCACAGCCACAGGTGCATTGGTTGGAAACTTGTCAAACGTTACACAACATGATGGTAATGTTACATTTGATTCTTCAAGTACAAACAGCATTGGAATTTCAAGTGATAGTATCGTACAACCTGAATTTAATATTGTTCAAGGAACAAACAATTATGCTCAGCGCAATACATTCACTAAGACATTAACAACAACTACTGGGGCGATAACAACTAGTTCAACAACAATTACGGTTGCACCATATCTGTCTCGTGTTGGTAAATGGAAATCTATTATATTAGATATTAATTCTGGAACAACATTTACCCTTCCTAATGATTTTAGTGCTGTTAATATAGTTGAAATTTGGGGAGGGGGTGGATCCGGTGGTGATGAATCTGTAGGATCCACCGGTGGCGGCGGCGGCGGATATGCGGCCATTGCTAATATTCCTCAGTCTGCTAATTCTATAGTAAGTTTTGTAGTAGGAAAAGGCGGTGATGGGACATTAATTGGAACACCTACGGTTGCTCCTGCACAGCAATATGTTTCTGCCACATCAAACGATGGTGGCACTACTATTTTTGGAGACACAACATCTACTTCTGGTGCTGTTTACGTATATGCTACAGGAGGAGGTGGAGGCAGTAGTGGAACTCCAGGCACCGGTCATGTTGGCGCATTAGGCTCTGGACATTCTACAATGACAATGTCTGGTAATTCAAATACCAGCTATGTTGCTAGTTTAACAGGTTACACCGCTGTAGTAAAATTTGGCGGAGGCGGAGGCGCTGGCGGCCCAAACGGTCCAAGTACTTCGGGTTATGGGTTATATGGAGTTAATGGGACAGCAACTACGAATTCCTTTATTGGAACAGCATCAATTGCAGGATCTATTATTAATATAGGTGGCGGCAGTGGTGGCGATAGTGGGTTAAATGCTAGTTATTCCTATGGTCCAACCGGTAAAGGTGGAAACGGAGCTTTACCCGGCGGAGGAGGTGGAGGTGGCATCCACCGAACCAATACAAATATTGGGGGGACCGCACAAACAGGTGCGGGCGGAAACGGGTTGATTGTAATTTCCTATGCGGTATTATCTGGATCAACTCCTGGATCAATTTCAGTTACAACCTCTACAAATATTACTCATAAAGAATTAATTCCTGCATATACAGGAACCACTATAGTTCAAACATATCAAGATATACAAATTGTGGATCGAGCTGAATTACGGTTAAATATTGTTAACGGTGTGGAACCTAATCTAGCTTTAGCTGTTTTCCAACGACAAGGTACACAGTTATATCAAGAAGTTCCTGGATTAAGCATGCAAGAAATTACAGATAGCCCAGTAATTAGATTCTTGAGCGAAAGTCCTGCAGATATACCAGACGATTCGTACTATGGTGGCGATCTAGTGATCACACTTGAAACAGACGGCGAGCTACAAGCAGAAGATGGAAGTCCACTTGAAGGTGAATAACAAATGACAAAAATTACGCAATTACCAGTTATAACTCAATTATCAAACGCATCGACGTTTTTAGTTGTAGATAACGGACAATCAAAACAACTAACCTATAAGTTTTTATCAGATAACTTAACTGGTCCAATAGGTCCGCAAGGTTTACAAGGGCCACAAGGTCCTCAGGGAGATGTTGGCCCGCAAGGTCCTCAAGGGGCTCAGGGAGCAAAGGGAGACCCGGGACTAACATTTATTCTTAATACTGCTACAGGTGTGAGGTTAGGCGGTGTTAAGATAGGTGCTAATATTAGTATTACGTCGGATGGCACCATTAGCGCACAAAATTCATTTGTTTTAAACACCGCATCAAGTAGTGTCCTTGGTGGTATTATTGTAGGTAACAATTTAGCTATTGATAAAAACGGAGTATTAAGCGGGGTAGCAACACCTTTAACTACAGCTACTCTTTCTACATTGGGCGGTATTAAGTTAGATAGTAATAATTTTTATTCTTTACCAGATGGTACATTACAATTAACACACGGTCCGTTGGTATCAAATACTTCTAATACAATATCTATCGTAGGCGATGCTGTAAATGGCACAGTGGGAAACCCACAAACTGCCAGCTGGAAATTTACAGAAGGAATTATAGCAATGCTTCCTGGATTGCACTTTGCTAACGATCTAGTAGGAGTTACAATTTCAATTACAGGACCGTTTTCATATTCCGATGTTGCATCGACTTATACTTCACAAATCATTGCGGCTACACCGATCACATCCGGCGCAAATGCAGGGCAATTTAATGTAGCATGGAATCCTGGAATTCCAGCGCAATACAACACAGTAGTTCAAGGAGCGGCTAATAATTCTACATTTATTGTTACAAATCTTGGTACACAAGCGTATGTAATGAATGGAGCAAACAATGCTTCAATTTATGTTGTAAGTGGGGATACTTATAAGTTTCAGGTTGCCGCCACCGGCAACCCGTTTTATATTAAAACACAACCGAGTATCGGAACAGGAAACGCTTATAATAACGGAGTTACCAATAACGGAACTGACACAGGTTTAATAAGTTGGACGGTTCCTGTCGATGCTCCTAATATTTTATATTATCAGTGTTCACTTCATCCTCAAATGGGCGGGGTAATTAATGTAGTCCCTCCAGGAACACCAGCAGATTCGACTTATCGAAATGTTACAGCTTCTTATCAAGTAGCAACTCCTTGGACGACTAATTATAACCAGTCGATCATTAGTACAGTATCTAATACATTAAATGTTGGCGGACTATTAAATGTAACAGGACAAATATCGGCCGCAACAACAAATAATATTGTTCCTTTTTATTATCCAAGTCAAGGAACATTCCCTACAGCATCAACTGTAGCTGGTGCAGTTAGCATGAGTGACACTGATGGTAGATTATATTTTGCACACGGTGGATCATGGCAAGCTCTCGCTAATCTTAATGACGTTACACTAAGTGCATCTACAGCAACTTTCACACAGTTAGGCGGTGTTAAAATTGGTGCAGGTATTGGAATTTCAGCAGATGGTACAATTAGTGTAACAACTGGATCTTTTGCTTTACAAACAGCCACAACTGTTATTTTGGGCGGCGTTAAAGTAGACGGTACTAGTATTGTTATTAACGGAAACGGTGTTATTAGTGCTCCTGGGGCACAGTTAGCATCCTTTACAGTACAAACAAATTTACCTAGTGGTGGCGGTGCGCTAAGTTACAATCCATCTTTTGGACAATTTACATACACACCTCCTAATCTAAGTGCGTTCTTAACAGCTATTACAGGACAACAGGTAACAGCGGCATTAGGTTATACTCCATATCATCAATTAAGTGATATAACAGGAGCATTAGGATATACACCTTTGCAGGCTTCTAGCGTGAGTGCGGCAACCGCGGCATCTAGTGCAACTGCTACATTAACTTACAATCCTAGCTCTGGGGTGTTTACATTATATCCAGCAACTCCTTATACATTACCTTTAGCAAGTAATACAGTATTGGGCGGTGTTAAGATTGATGGAACAACAATTAGTATTGATGGTTTAGGTGTTATTTCTGCAAATTCAAATTACACACTTCCAACAGCAAGCACCTCAGTACTAGGCGGGGTTAAAATTGACGGAACTACTATTAGTATTAGTAATGGAATTATTAGATCTAACTATACCAACTATACCCTACCTACAGCTAGCCAAAGTACGCTAGGTGGCGTTAAAATTGACGGAACGTCAATTACTATTAACGCAGGAACAGGGGTAATTTCAGCAAATTATACCCTACCTACAGCTAGCCAAAGTACGCTAGGTGGCGTTAAAATTGACGGTACAACGATTGTTATTAATAACGGAGTTGTAACAGCAATTAACCAAGGTGGTAATTCTTACATATTACCTACAGCGTCGACTACAGTATTAGGCGGAGTTAAAGTTGATAATTCAACTATAGGAATTAATGGAAGCGGTGTTATTAGTACGCTAGCAACTGCGACACAAACATT